CCCCGGCGCTGCGGCTGCTGCGATCGCGGCGACATCGCCCATGGTCGCAACGATCGCATCGCTCGGAGCTGCTGCGGCCGGTGCGCGTGCAAGCGGCGGCCCGGTGTCGGCTGACACGCCGTATCTCGTCGGCGAGCGCGGCGCCGAGCTGTTCGTGCCGAACACCTCGGGCGCCATCGTGCCAAACAGCAAGCTCGGCGGCGGGGGCGACGTGACGGTCAACCTGATCGAAGACCAGACCCGAGCCGGCCAGGTGCAGCAGCGCGACACCAACGGCGCCCGCGAGCTGGCCGTGTTCGTGGCGGACATCATGGGCGACGGGCCACGATCCAAGGCCATCGCCCGGGCATTTGGCCTCGGCCGCAGGGGGTACTGACATGGCGACGATCGACTACCCGGCAGAGCTGCCGGCGCCGCTGCGGCAGGGCTACGGGCTCACGCACGGCTCGCCGATGATGCGCACCGAGCTGCAGTCCGGCCGAGCCCGGCAGCGCCGCCGCTACACGAGCGTGCCGAGCGTCGCGGCGGTGGCCTGGCACCTGACCCAGCCGCAGGCGCAGACTTTTGAGGCGTGGTTCAGGTGGTCGCTGCTCGACGGCGCCGAGCCCTTTAACGTCCGGATCCGCACACCGCTGGGCCTGCGCGACTACGAAGCGCGCTTCGCCGAGATGTACGCCGGCCCCGAGCTGGTAGGCATCGACCGGTGGCAGATCAGCGCCAAGGTCGAGCTGCTGGAGCGCCAGACCCTGCCTGACGGCTACCAACTGGCGCCGGGGCTGGTCGCGCAATCCGACGTGCTCGACCGCGCGCTGAACGCAATCTGGGTGCTCGCATGACGATCCTCGAGCGGGTCTTCGCGAGCGCCGGCGCCGAGGTCGTGATCCCGACGCTGGAGCTGACGTGCTCGGCCTGGTCGGCGCCGATCCTGCTGTGCAATGGGTGGCAGGATCACACGTGCGTGACCGAAGACGGCCGCACGCTGACGTTCGCGGCGTCTGGGATCCAGATCGCGCTGCCCCGGCGTGACACGGCCGGCACGCAGGTGCTGACGTTCGCCGTCGACAACGTGTCGGGCGAGGCACAGCAGCGCATCGACCAAGCGATCGACGCCGGCCAGCGCGTGCACCTCGTGTTCCGGCACTACGTCAGCACGGATCTGTCAGCGCCAGCAGAGCGGCCAATGCGTTTCGTGGTGCGCGAGGCGACCATGGAGGGATCGGCTGTGCAGATCAGCGCGGCTTTCTACGACGCGATCAACACCGCCTGGCCGCGCACCTACTACACGGCCAGCTTCGCGCCGGGGCTCCGGTACTTCCGATGATCGACGTGCACGCGCTGCTGAGCATCCCGTACCGCGCCCACGGGCGCGACGTGGCCGGCTGCGACTGCTGGGGGCTCGTACGGCTGGTGCGGCACATGCTGCGCGGGCAGTGGCTGCCGAGCTACGCGGATGTCGCCCCGGGTGATCACGAGCTGATGGCGTGCACCGCGTCCGAGATCATCGGCGGCGTCGGGCTCGTCGAGTGCGCCCCGACCGAGGGGGCGGTCGTCAGCGCATGGCGTGGCCGGCTGTGCCTGCACGCCGGCATCGTGATCGTCACCGATGGCCGGCTGGCTGTGCTCGACACTACCCGGGCCACGGGCCCGCGCTGGCAGCGGCTGCCGGCATTCGCGCGCGGCTACAGCGCCGTCCACTACCATGATTGATATCTACCCGTCCCAGCTTCCCGGCGCCCCGATCGAGCGGCACACGCCAGCGGCCGGCACGCTGCACGACTGGCTGGCCGCTCACTGCCCGAGCTACCGCGCCGGGCCGGTGCAGCCGATCACGGCGACCGTGCGCGGCGTGCGCGTGCCGGCCGACCAGTGGGGCGCTGTCGATGTCGTCGGGCAGCTCGTCGAGCTGCGGCCGACACCAGCTGACGCCGGTGTGGTGCTCTGGTCGTACATCGGGATCCGCGTCGGCGGCGCTGCACTGCGACGCTGGCTGACACCGGACATGCCCGGCACCGCGTCGGGGTCGCGAGGCACTCAGCTGTCCGGCGCCGATCTGTCGGCAAATAGGCCGCGCCTCGGCGGCGTCGTGCCCGAAATCGCCGGGCGGCGCAGGGTGTTCCCGGACTACCTGTGCCAGCCGCGCCGGTACTTCGTGAGCCCGACGCAGCAGGCCGTCGACGCGATGATGTGCGTCGGCGTCGGCGAGTACCTGATCGATCCCGCCGAGATCCGGATCGGCGAGACCGACATCGCCGCGATCGGGAGCGCGGTCACATACTCGATCTACGGCCCGGGCGCTGATGTCAGCGCCCATCCGGCGCACCGGAACTGGTACAGCGCGCCCGAGGTCGGCGCGTCCACAGGCTCATCTGGCCTGCGCCTCACCGGCGGCACGGCTGGCACGCCCTCGGCATCGGCCACTGGCTGGCGCATCGACGGCGATTCGATCACCGTGCTGCCCGGGGCTGGCATCGTGCCGCAGGACTGGGGCGTGGGCAACATCATCACGGCGACGCTGCGCACCCGCACTGTGACCGTCGTCGACGGCGGCGGGCCGTGGTCATCGCCGGCCCGCGATCTCGTGCGCGGCTCATTCGGTGACCTCGGGCTCGTGTCCGGCGACCAGCTGCTGATCGACGGCCTGGGCAGCGACGACGGCCGGTACCTGGTGCACAGCATCAGCACGACCAGCGGCGCCGGCAGCGCATCGACGATCGTCGGCGGCGTCGTCGCGTCGCTGCTCTACGCCAGCGCCCCCACGGCTTTCACGGTCGGCGGCTACACAGTCACGCTGTCGACCGACTACGCCAGCGCGGCGGCACTCGTCAGCGCGATCAATGGGCAGATCGGTGGGGCCGTCGCGACACAGGTCGGCGGCGTCATCACGATCACCGAGTCAGCGCCGTACGGCGGCCAGCCGATCGCGCTGTCCGGCTACTACGCGCCGACCCTCGGCGCGGCGCCGACGCTGACGACCGGCACCGCGACCACGTCGTACACCGAGCTGACGCTCGATCGCTGGGTCACGTCGACCTCGGACGGCGTCACGACCTCGGGCTGGCAGGCGGCCGGCTCGATCGCCCCTGGCACGTACCCCGCCGTCGAGGTGCAGCAGCCGCGCGTCCGCACCGTCGGCTCGGTGACGACGTACTCGCCGACCGAGTACCGCATCACGTCGCTGATCACGGGCACGATACCGGGCGGCACCGGCGTGATTGGCTGGCACTTGCAGCGGCTTGACCCGGGAGGCACTGACGATGCGGCGTGGACCGGATTCGCGGCGGACATCTCGATCACCGGCGCTCAGGCGTCGATCGCGATCGAGTCGTCGCAGACCGTCGGCGGCTGGCTCGGGCCATTCCGGGTCACTCCAGGCGCCGAGCAGTCCGGGACCATCGAAGTCGACGTTTTTGCCCCCAGCGGCATCGGCAGCGTCAACAGCGAGTCTGGCGCGGTCGAGCAGCGGACGAGGCAGGTCGAGCTGCAGTGGCGGGCAGACGGCGGGGCCTGGACATCGGTCGTCTACACGATCACGGCAGCGACGCGCGATCAGATCGGGTACACGTACTCGCTGAGCATCCCGGCGACATCGGCGCGCGTCGACGTGCGCATGCGCCGGATCGGCGCCGAGGACACGGCCGTCAACGCCCTCGACCGGCTGGAGTGGTACGGCCTGCGCGCGCTGCTGCCCGCGCCGACAAGCTACCCGGGCGTCACGACGATGGCCGTGACGCTGCAGGGCTCGGACACGATCGCGTCGGCGACCGAGACCCAGATCAATCTCGTGGCGACCCGCCGGCTGGCCGGCGCGGCTACTCGATCGATCGCGGCGTGGCTGCGGTACGTCTGCGGCTCGGTCGGCTATGCGGCGGACGACATCGACGATGACGAGCTGGGCGAGCTGGACGCGCTGTGGTCAGCGCGCGGCGACTGGTACGACCACGTGCACGCCGACTCCGCGACGGTGCGCGACGTGCTCGCGCTCGCGCTACGTGCCGGGCATGCTGAGCTGACGATCGATGCCGGCCGCATCCGTGCCGTGCGCGACCAGCCGCGCGAGAGCTACGAGCACATGTACACCCCGCAGAACATGACCGCGCCGCTGCGCCGGAGCGTCACGCTCTACGACCCCGACGACTACGACGGCGTCGATGTCGAGTACGTCAGCGCCGAGACATGGGAGACCGAGACCATCCAGTGCCGGCTGCCGGGCGATCTCGGCACGCGCGTCGACAAGCTGCAGCTCGACGGCGTCACCGACCGCACGCGCGCGTGGCGCATCGGCATGCGACAGCGCCGGATCCACGCCTACCGCCGCGCCAGCTACAGCTGGTCGACCGAGTGGGACGCGCTCAACAGCTCATACGGCAGCTACTGCGCAGTGTCTGCCGACGTGCCCGGGTACGGCCAGTCCGCGCGGCTGGTCGCTTACTCGGCCGGCGTGCTGCAGTCGTCCGAGCCGCTCGCGTGGACGGCCGGCGCATCGCACGTCGTCGCCCTGCGCCGCCCCGATGGCACGCTGAGCGGGCCACACGCGGCGACGCGCATCGACGACTACCGGCTGCAGATCAGCGCGGCGCTGGACTTCACCCCGGTCACGGCGGCGTCGGCAATCGAGCCGACGCACATGCTTTTCGGCACGGCCACTCGCTGGTCGCACCCGGTGCTCGTCACCGAGATCACACCGTCCGGCGATACCGTCGATGTCGCCGCAGTCGGGTACGATGAGCGCATCTACGCCGACGACGACAACGCCCCCGACTGAGACCGCCATGACGACCTACAACACCGGCACCCCGATCGGCAGCACCGACGCGCGCGATCTCTACAACAACGCGCAGACGCTGGACGAGATTGTCAACAGCTCCGCCAGCAGCGTCACGACGCGCACCGGCCGCAGCGTGCTGTCGATCGACGGCGCGATGCAGCTGCTCGGGTACGAGCCGGCCGTGGCATTCGCGGCGGGGCTGAGCATCACGCGCTCGACTCAGTCTGTCCTGTACTCCGGGCTGCTGTACCACGCACGGCCGGACGCGATCCCGTTCACGACGACGGGCACATTCAACGCCGGCCAGTGGACGCTGCGCGAGATCACGGCGGCGGATCTGGCGTCGACGGCGAGCGGTAAAGGCGCCGGCCTGGCCGGCTACAGCTGGTCGGCGATCCCTGCTGCGATCGACCGGGCGGACTGGGGTATCAGGACGGCAAGCGGTGCGGTCAGCGTGCTGCGGTACATCCCGCCTGCGGAATGGGCGGCGATTATTGCGGGCACTTCAACGACGGATGTCAGCGCGTATGTGCAAGCGGCGATTGACGCCGAAAAATCTATCTTCTTCCCGGCCGGCACCTACAAGATCAACGCCACGATCTACCTCAAGGTAGGGCTGGTGATGCATGGCGAGAGCATGCGTTACACCGTGCTGGATTTCTCCGCCTGCACTGGCCCGTGCTTCTCCGCGCAGCTTGACCGCTACGGCGCGGGCTATCGTCTGCAAGGTATTCGCGACTCGGATTTTGCCTATTTCAAGGTCGTCGGAAACGAAACGGCTGCAGGAAATCATATCTTTGCATCAGACTACGGCGTGCATCGGACGACGTGGCGCAGGATCTGGTTCTATTCGTGCGGCGGTGACGCGCATCACTGGAACTGCGACAACGCCTACGGGGGCTTCTACAATACTGTGGCTGAATGCGTGTTCGGCGATCCGTCAGACTTCAGCACCCCGTCAGCCACTACTGCGCGGATCAAGGGCGATGCCATCTGGGCAACTGGCTCGTGCAACCAGAACGTGGTGCTGAACAATATCTTCTGGCGCGGAAACAAGAATTTCATCCACCTGATCGGCACAACGACGTGGAGTATTCAGCGCTGGACGATTCGGGGGAATGGTCTGGAAGGCGCTGGCGTTTTCCGCTCTGATGCTGGATTCTTCGCAGTGCTGATCGAGGGCGACAGTCTGTGCATGACAATCTGCGAGAACTACCTCGAGGGCAACGGTCTCACGCCCCCTTATCTCGGCGGCGGTATCTATGTGAATAGCCAGATGTGCGATGTGACAATTCGCGGCAACCTGTTTGCATCAAACCCGCGCGATATTTGGCTGGTGGGCACGGCAGGTGGAAATATCGACGGGAATCAATGGGTTACGCCGCCGACCTATCACAATATCAAGATCGATGGTATTGCTGCAAATGGCTATGTCAACATTGGCACGAATAACTGCATCACCACCATTGCGAACAAGTATCTCGACATCGCAGTCTCTACACAGCCGCGAGTACATGGGGACGCAGCTTGCGCACTTCGTCGAGGAAATACGCCACTTGCTGGCAAATTCACACCCAAGCTCTACGGCGGCGCTACTGAGATCAGCTGCTCTACTGCAGTTGCAGTTTACGAGCGTCGCGCGAACAAGCTGGCTGTTCGTTTCCAGTTCGTTGTCTCAAACCTGAATGGCGCTACTGGTCTGGTAGGTATCGCTGGCAATGATGGAATCAACCTGCCGATGCCCGGCTACGGCGCAACGATCCAGTATCCGTTCAAGAACGACGCTACGGAACTCAGCTCGACGCGACAGCTGCTCATGTCGAATGTGACTCTACCGGCCGGCTGCACAGAAGCATTTGTGCAGGCCAATCAGTCCGGTGCTTACTATGCATATTTGCGCTGCCAAGGCAGCGGAGTAGCCAGCACCAACCTGCTCGCAACTGGGCTTGCTGTCGGGAGCGTGCTTTTTGCCGAGTTCGAAGTCACCGTGTGACCATGCCCACCGACCCCGATCACACCCGCTGGCTCGCAAGCACCCTGGGCGCCGTCGTCGGCGTCTGGGGCTCAGCCG